CTGCTGTTGCCATAGCCGTTTTATTTTATGCCCATCTGTTCGGTGATATACAGATCCTGGTACTTGTTGATTGCCCTGACCAGTTCCGGAGTCACTTCCGGGTCGATGGTTGAACGGTATTCAATCCATTTGGAGAATGCCATGAACACTTCAATGACATCCACTACGTTGGCCTTCTTGTCTAACTTTTCAATCACCGCCGAAAGTTTGGCCAGTTTGTCCCCGAGACCAGCTACAAGTGCAGGGTCGTTCGATTCGTTGACTTGAGTAATGAGTGTATCAATGGTGAGCAGGAGTTTGTTCACCAGTTCCGGACGGGTGACGTTCTTTGCCGCCCTTGCCTCTTTCCATCCGTCAGCCGTGCACCATTTTGAAATGGTGACGCGTGACACGTCCACTTTCTCCGCAATTTCAGTCTGTTCCATGCCGGAAAGGAACAGTGAGCGTGCAAGAGATTTTTTCTTTTCGATTTCTGCCTTTGTCATATAATAAAGAATATAGGGTTAAAGGCAGGCTTCGGAGTCCCTTGCACCTGCCCGATTTATTCGCAAAGTTGTCCGCTTATCAGCTTGCAGCCAAAATAATGTGCAACGGTTTCATAGAAGTGTGCAACCATTGCACACTTTTTTGGCTTCCCGGTAAGTGCTCTGTAATATTGCAGCGCCAATGCATAAAGGCGTGGCATGAGAAAATGAGTAAACGTGTAAGAATTTCAAACGACAGCCTGAACAGCTACGGAAGCCGTGTGCTGACATCGGGCATGAGTGTGGAGCAGTATTGCCGAAACCCGGTACTGCTGTACATGCACCAACGCGGGAACGTGATTGGCTATGTGAAGGACCTTCGGGTGGAAGATGGTGAGGTAACCGGGGAACTGGTGTTTGACGAAGCAACCGACCTCAGTAAAAGATGCAAGAAACAGTTTGAATTCGGCAGCCTGAGAATGGTGAGTGCCGGAATAGACATTCTGGAACTGAGTGACCAGCCCGAACATTTGCTGCAGGGGCAGACCAGCCCGACAATAACCAAAAGCAAGCTGTATGAGGTATCACTGGTGGACGTAGGTTCCAATGATGATGCTATCGTACTGATGAAGGATGGAAAACAAATCACATTGGGAAAGGATGGTGATTGTCCTTTGCCACTAATTAATAACCAAAAAACAACAGAAGAAATGGAACTGAAACTTTTGGCCCTTCAATTGGGGCTGCCGGAAACGGCAACGGAGGCTGATGTTAATCGAGCCTTAAATGAACTGAAAGCAGCCAAGGCAGAGAATGATTCCCTGAAACAAGAAAACGGGAAGCTGACTTTGGCCCGTATTACCGGTCTTGTGGAAAAGGCAGTGGTGGAAAAACGTTTGGGAGAAGACAAGAAGACACAGTTTATCGAACTTGGCAAGAAGGTCGGTGCCGATGAACTGAAGAATGTGCTTGATGCCATGCAGCCCCAGGTGAAGCTGTCGGCAGTTTTGACAAACGTAAATGGTCGTGTTTCAGCACTACCCACTACATACGCAAAGTTAAGTGAAGTACCTGGCGATGCGTTACTGGAACTGCGAGAACAGAATCCGGATGAGTACAAGCGATTGTATAAGGCAGAATACGGATTTGAGTGTGAACTTTAAAAAAAGAAAAGTATGATGAAGCATGTAACAATGATTATTATGGCACTGTTGTTCAATTCGCTGACCGGTGCCGCTTTTGCCTCTATTCTGGGGGTTACCCCTATAGCAGGCGCTATTGGAATGAATGCAGTGAGTATGTTGATTGGATATACGCCGGATACTGCTTCTATTCTTCGTGCTGGAGTGTTAAAAGAAGTCTGGACTGGTGAATTGGTTAAAGCTCTTCGTGCTGGACTTGAAGGGAGCTGGTTGGATGGGATACCTGATCAAAGTTCTATCGTTGAAAATGATGTGATACACTTGGTAGATGTTGGCGTTGACCCTGAAGTATTGGTGAACAATACGACTTATCCGATTGAAATCCAAGAATTGGATGACAAAGATATTGCCATTAAACTGGATAAATTCCAGACCAAAGTAACTCCTATAACAGATGATGAACTGTATGCCATCAGCTATGATAAAATGCAGCGTGTCAAAGAGAGCCACTCAAATTCTATAAATGATGCGAAATTTGCGAAAGCAGCCCATAGCTTCTGTGCAAAGAACAATACGGCTACTACTCCTGTGTTAAAGACAACAGGACCCAAAGTAGAAGGGACTAATCGTCTTCGTCTGATCCCGAATGATCTTGTGGCATTAAAAGCAACTCTGGACAACTTGATGGTACCTGCAGACAATCGCCGTCTGGTATTGTGTACAGACCATGTTAATGACCTGTTGCTTGTAGATCAGAGTTTCAAGGAGCAGTACAACATCGACCGCAATACCGGTAAAATCGGAAAACTGTATGGATTTGACATCTATGAGTATGCCAATAACCCAATTTACACGACTGCCGGTGCAAAAAAAGCATTGGCAGCAAAGCCGGAAACTGGGGAATTTCAATGTTCTTTTGCTTTCTATACAAAGCGTGTATTCAAGGCTACCGGGAGCACCCGCATGTATTTTAGTGAAGCTTCTACTGATCCGCAACACCAGCGTAATTTAATTAACTACCGTCATTATTTCATTGCTATGCCAAAGAAAGAGGATGCCGGTGCTGTAATGATGAGCAGCTATCAAGCATAAAAGATATGGGAAAATTGAAGTATCTGGTAATTCACTGTACGGCAACTCCGGAGGGGCGTGAGGTATCATCGGCGGACATCCGCAAATGGCATACTTCTCCGGTTGCCCAGGGAGGAAGAGGATGGAAGCAGGTTGGCTATACCGACTTGTTCCACCTGAACGGAGGCGTGGAACGTCTGGTAGAAAACAATGAGGATGCACAGGTGGACCCTTGGGAAGTGACAAACGGAGCCAAGGGATATAACAGTGTAAGCCGTCACATCGTGTATGCTGGGGGCGTGGAAAAAGACGGTAAGACTCCGAAAGATACCCGCACCGAGGAGCAGAAGGATGCATTGGAACGCTATGTAAAAGCGTTTCATTCCAGTTTCCCTGATGTACGCATTGTAGGACACAACGAACTGGCAGCGAAAGCCTGTCCGAGTTTCGATGTGCAGGAATGGTTGAAAGAAATAGGTATTAATCAATAATAAAACCGGGTGGTATGGACTTGAGCGAATTTATGAACATTATCCTTGGCGGCGGCCTGGTTGGTACGGTGGCGACCATTGGCTCCTTGCGGGCTACTGTGAGAAAAGCGAAAGCGGAAGCGATGAAGGCCGAGGCCGGCGCAGAGGCTATGCGCATAGATAATGCCGAACATGCCACCCGCATTTTGATGGAAAATATTGTAAAACCTCTAAAAGATGAATTCTGTGAAACAAAGAAAGAACTGGCCCGCAATACGCGCGAGATGGCCCGTCTTAGAAAAGCCATTGATACAGCCGGAAACTGTCCTCATCGTGACGATTGCCCTGTGCTTGACAGGTTGCGCGAGTCACCGAAAGAGCATGAATCGGGAAGTCCGGACGGAATCGGCAAGCGCCGACAGCGCGAATGTAAGCCGACGGGCGGGACTGGTGATGGCGGGGATACCGGCGAGTGCGGTGCAGCTGACGATACCGGCGGACAGCCTCCGTAAGCTTCCTGACGGCGCGGTGTATCGCGGGAAGAGCGGTCAGGCCAACCTGACTGTAAGAAATGACGGTAGCGGTAACATTGTGGCCGAAGCCTCGTGTGACAGCCTGCAACAGTTGGTGCTGTGGTATGAAGAAGAGCTGACACGCATCCGAAACGAGACCAAGAATAATGTTTCGAATGACGTTCAAATGGAAGAAAAACGCCCTCCGAACCGGATGCGGACGTTTATGACAGGTGTATTGGCCGGCCTGTTGGCCGGTGTGTTATTAACCATCAAACTTTATAAACGATGAACAAGAATTTTATGTACGGTATCGGTGCCGTGAAATACAATGACTTCGTGATAGGCTATATTGAAAAAGGCTCGTTTGACCTGAACGGCCAGAAGCCCGAAGCTGCAAAGATTGAGGCGGAACAGGCACCGGGTGCCCCCGTGCTGATCATTCCGCAGAGCAATGGCAGCATCGCCCCCACATTCAACGTAATCCAGACGGACTACAAGAACTTGCATGCCATGCTGGGCGGCACGCTGCACTATGCGAAAGAAGACAACGAGAAGAAGAACCCAATAGGCTGGACCGCCCCACAAGCCGCCCTGCTGATGCAAGGTCCTTTTGAACTGGAACTGGTGAGCGGACGGAGCATCCTGATACCGAACGGCACGCTGCTGAGCAACCTGGGCGGTAAGCTGACGCTTACGGAAACGGCCAAGATAGAATGTACGTTGGAGGTGGCTATGCCGGAGGACGGTTCGCAGCCCTACGGCGTGTTTGACTCGGAAACCCTGCCCGAAGAGTGGGGAGAGCACAAGCTGCCTGCAGCGGGAGCAGCGGCTGCTGCCTCGGTTCAAAGTGAGGAGGCCACAAGCAAGGAGGGATAGTGTATGGCTGACCGGCTGGAACAACTGATAGAAATGGAGTGTGCGGATGCGCTGCTGGACAGCGGCGTGTCCGTTCCTCTTAAAAGGTGGAAGCTCACCTGGCTGAAACGCCCATTGGAGGTGCGTGTGACGATGAAGCGTCCGAGACTGCGCGGGCAGATTCTGCTGGCGAGGGAATACCTGAAGATGGGGGTAGAACCCGGGTGGCAGCCGAAGGACAAGACCGAGGAACTGGCCTTTGTTGCGGAACATGGCAAGGCTGTGAGCCGTCTGCTGGCCTATACGGTGTGCCGTGGCTATGTGTCGCGACATGTAGGCATCGGTGTGACGGCGTGGGTGCTTCGGAACTTTGTCGATTGGCGCTATCTGACGGCCCTGTTCAGGACATTTGAGCGCCTGATGGGCACGAAGGATTTTATGCGTATTATCAGCTCGGCGGCACGGGCGAACCCGATGAGTCCGAGACTGAGCCAGGCAAGGAAGGGGAGTTAAGGACCCGTTATGAAGGTTCCCATAGCCCTTTCGGCTTCGTGTATCAGATAGCGAGCGCGACCGGCTGGAGTGTGGATTACATTCTGGACGGTGTGAACTACCAGACATTGATACTGATGCTGAGCGACGCTCCGCGATATGTTCGGCAGAAGGGAGGCAGCGGTAAGTGTGACAGCCACCCGGAGCGCAGCGCTGAGGATGAAGCGAACGATATAGTAGGATTTTTTCAAAGCAAACTGGAATGAGTAAACCTGTAGAAGTTGAATTTTTGATGAAGGACAAACTTACGCCCGGCATGAACAAAGCCGAGCGTGAGGCACTGGAATTGCGTAATACCGTCAGACTGTTGGAGGCTGAACTGGAGAGGTTACGTCTTGCAGGTGAGACAGCTGCCCCGAATCTGGACCAAAGTGCCAATATTGCGCAAATCCATGCGCTGGAGAAGCAGCTTGAGGAACTGCGCGCCCAGTTGAAAATGTTGCAAAACGAATCGGAATCTGTACAGGTCACTCCTGCAGATATACCTAATGCACAGCGCCAGTTCAACGGACTTCATAACAGCATCCAGCAGATGGCTCGTGAAATGCCTTCCTTGGCCATGGGACCGCAGATGTTCTTCATGGCCATATCCAACAACCTGCCGATTTTTACGGACGAACTGGCCCGTGCCCGCAAGGAATACGATGAGCTGCAGAAGTCCGGCAAGAAAGGCACACCGGTATGGAAGCAGGTTCTTTCCTCACTTTTTTCCTGGCAGACGGCCATGACCACCGGCATCATGCTGCTGGTAATGTATGGTGACGAAATCTGGGATTGGACGAAAGACCTGTTCAGCGCCAAAAAAGGCGTGGATGAATTCAACATATCGCTGAAGGAAATGACCGAAATAGAGAAGGACGGCCGTGCCCAGATGGTGCGTACCCGCTTTGAGCTGAAATCGGTTATCAATGAAATAAAGAACTTCACCGGAAGCAAGGAACAGGAAAAGGCCAAGGTGGAGGAACTGAACCGCAAGTACGGGGAATCTTTCGGGTATTATAAAACACTTTCTGAATGGTATGATACCCTTATCCAAAAGAGCGAGGACTATGTACAGGTTCTGCTGCACCAGGCCAATGTCCAAAATCTTGTAAAAAAAGCTGCAGAAGCCGATGAAGAGGTGAATAAAATCAAGGCACAGAAACCGGAAGAGGCAGAAAGCGCCATGGGCTTTTTCGGGAAATGGGGACAATATATCATACAGTCCAACATGGCAGAATCCGGGCAGTTCTATGACGCACAGGCTGCCATTAAGAAACATGATCAGGAAGCTTATGACATACTGTTGAAAAATGCCGAAAACAAACGAGACGGTTATCTGAAAAAAGCGGAGGAAGAGGTAAAAAAAGCCGCAGAAGCAGCCAAAAAAGGAAATATCGGTGGGCATACCGACCCTAAGCAGTCCGGGAAGAATCCAGAAGCGGAAGCCAAGCAACGGCTGGCCACAGAGCGCAGGCTGGCGAAGGATCTTGCCGTATTGCAGGCTGAAAACCGGAAGGAAGAGATAGACCGCATGCAAGCCGGTACCGAAAAGAAGCTGGCACAAATCGAATATGACTATAAAGCGAGAAAAGAAGAAATTAACCGGCAGGAAGCCGACTGGAAGCGTGAGAACAAGGAAGCCGGCATATCCACCGGAGATAACGGACTTACCCGGGAGCAACAGGATGCACTTGAAAAAGCCCGTGCCTCAAACACCGAGTCCCGGAAAAAAGCGGAGACGGACGTGTACAGGGAAGAGGCGGAAGCCAT